TTTGGTGTAGGCGTGGAAAAGGGGCGTTTCGTGGAAGACCCCCATACCGTCCCGGTGCCCGATCAGTTCGTATCCTTGCGTAACCGGTGATTGTAGGTAGAACGGCAGACCAAAGTGCGCGGCGGCGTTTTTCACTGCCATGCTTTTCCCCGTACCGGCTGAACCTGTAAGAATTACTCGGCGATTAATGTGGAGATACTTCAACAGCTTCGGGTAGGACAAATGCTCGGTGCCGTCCAGTTTGATAACGGGGAGGTTCGGGATGTGGATATCAGTCGGCGTGCGTTGTTCGAGCTTTTCGATACGGGAAACGTAGTCTTCAACAAGAGTAGTCGTGCGTGCCAGATTTGAAACTACCTTATGCAACGCGCGCTTTGAGGTTTGTTCACGGTCTTCCAGCCCTGAAACCCGCTGTTCTAGCTGAGAATCCGTAACAGCTGGGATCGGCTTAGGATTGGAGGGAAAAGGCTTTTTTTCCTCTTCGGTTGTTTTGTCATCAGTGAAATCGTCAGAATCGAACCGGGGCAAAGGCCTCGCTTCAAATCCACCCGCCTTTTCCCATCGCTCAAGGCAGGCAATCGTCGCGGTTTTGATTGAAGGGTACAGTTCTAGCTTCGCGATAATCCCGGCTTTGTCATAACCCGGGGCACCATTTTTGAACCTCAGTCCCGCCATGCGTGCGGCGGATTGAAGCTTGACAATCCCAACTTCTGACAGATCGATCATGATGTGCTTTCTCTGATGTAGGCAATTGAACCGGGGGTGCCTGTAACCCGTTGGCGATTAGCCGATGGCGATTGTAGGGGAAGACTGGCTCTAGTGTCAAGTGCTCGATTGACGCCATTAGGGTAAGGTGATCTAGCAGGTAGATGACAACACGCGCGCGCGTAGCAGAGTTCGGCAGAGTTCGGGCCAGGCCTCCCCGAGCTCGAAAAGGCTCAGGAAGGCCCGTTTTCCGCACTTCTAGCGCCCTTCCGCCGATCCAGCGCCTACCCTAGCCAAACGGCTGCCGTCGCCTCTGACGCCCTCCTACGTCAGCCGAAACCCAAAATGTTACAAACCTTACGCTAACCCCCCGATATTCCCCATAAGCACCATTCAGGCAAAGTTGACTGTCTAAACCTCTCTCTCGCGCTACGTGTACGCGCGTGTCGTTATGTGGTGGTTAAAAAAATAAAAAATGAGAATGATTCGCATTTAGCTTCCCTTTCCAAAGGGTCAAAATTGCCCGATGGTGCATACGGTGCATATCGGGGGATATGTGCTTAAAAATGAGGCAGCGCGTCCATCTTTCCAAAAAGTCAACTAGGGCGAACCCTGATTAACGCCCGATCAGTTGAAACCCCGCGTCGGTTCTCCCCTGTGGATAACCTGTGCATAACCCTCTTTCTCCGAAAAGGCGAAAAACGCGCAGGATCGATTTGTTCGGAATAGCTGGGGGTAGGGGTGCTTAAACGCTTGCGCGTCGATCCTGAGGCGATCTGATAGCCTTCCTGCCTGTGCATAACCTGTGGATAACTCCGGTTTCGGCCCCTTTTCCGGGTGCTATCGTTTCCCTCGCCCCATAGTCTTCCTCTATCGACGTTCAACCCAGTCTTCTATAAGACCAAGGGCAACTCTTCTATAATACCCGCTTCACTCTTATATAAGACCTTTCGCGGTATTATATAACACCCAAACATAGTAAATACCCTTATTCTTCCGAGTTTTTCCCCGAGTTTCAAGGGAAAAACCCCCGGGGATACCCCGGCGACGCGATCTGGGGGTGGGGGTTTAACGTGGCCTTCCACTCTCACACACTTTGGCTCCCAATTTCAATTTTGAACTTGACGAAGAGACGAGGAAATGCGATGATCGCGCGGAATAGGAGGCGCCATGCCCGAAATCGCCCGTGTGCGTTATACCCATGACGCAGTTATTGATGAGATTTTGCAGAACCCGGCTATTTCACAGAATGAGCTGGCGAAGATGTTCGGGTATTCGCCGACTTGGATTAGTATTTGTATTAACAGCGACGCGTTCCAAGAACGGTTGGAAGAACGGAAGGCGGAACTAGTCGATCCGGCTATTAGGGCGACGATCGCCGAGCGTTTGGAGGCGATCGCTAAACGCTCCCTCGAAAAAATCATCGATCGCCTCGACTCCCCCGTCGCAATGCAAGCGATGAAAACCCAAGACCTTGTTTCCATCGCAAAGCTTGGCGTCGGTGATCGAAACACCCGCGGCCCCGCCCCACAAACGCAGAATAACCTCTACGTGGTTAATCTCCCGCCCCAGGCTGCCGACGCCCAATCGTGGTTAGCGACTGCTGGTGGAAGTTCTAAGACCCCGGCCCCCCGGGGGGATAACCTCATCATCGAAAACGCACCCGGGGGTTAAGCCTCCTTTTCTAATTTTTGGAGAAATGCGAAATGCTCACGAACTACCGCCAAGCGCGATGCCTTGGTTATCAGCAGATTACCAATGTTTCGGCCTCAACCGCGTTAACCGTCCCGGCTGGGGCTGTCCGCGCGTTAATCCAGCCCCAGACCCAAGCCGTCCGGTGGCGCGATGACGGCACGGCGCCATCTGCCACGGTCGGAATGCCCCTCGCCGTTGGCACCACGCTAGATTACGACGGCGATCTAACCGCCATCCGGTTTTTCGAGCAGGCCGCTTCCGCCGCGCTGAACGTCGTCTACTACGGTTTCCCGCTGGCAGGTTAAAATGTTTCTTGATTGGTTCGTCGCTTTTTTAAAAGCCCTCATCCTTATCTGTCTCGCGCTTTTAATGTTCTCCTGCGCTCTCGCCATCGGCGATCACTCTCGCGCTGAGATAAAAATTAACGATACCTCCATCGCCGCTAGTGCTCCTCTGATTGGAAAAGAAAATGCCGCAACTTTCCCCGCTAGATGACCCAGAAACGTATCAGCGATACGCGCAACAAGCCGCCCAACCCCCTGAGCCCGAAGGCGCCGCAGAACTCGCGCCGGTTATGCAGCAAATCATGCAAGGGCTGGCTCAAATTTTCCCGCAGGCTACTCCCGAACAGCAGCAGGCTGTCGAGCAGCTATTCACCCAAGCCGTGCAATCTCTCCAAGCCCCGGCACAAGGAGCTTAAAATGGCAGAACTTAAAATCCCTTTCCAGCAATACGCCGATGAAGCCTATACCCGCCAGAAGCAGCTTGAAGCGGCCTTGAAAAAGCGCCAAGATGACGGGCAGGGGATGCTCGGCGGAAAAGCTGCGGCTATGGGGGAGAAATACCTATTCAATGATGACGGCAGTCCGCAGAATGCCGACGCTGCGAAGAAAGCCTTCGACGCTACGCAGAACATCAAAGAATCCGAACGGGATGACCAAGCGGCCCGGGTGAAAATCAACACCCAAAAAGGTAATAGGCAGGCTGCTCAAAAGTAAATGGCCTCCCCCGCGATTATCTGGCAGCCTCAACCCGGGCCGCAGACTGACCTTGTAACCTGCCCGGTTTTCGAGGTATTCTACGGTGGTGCCCGAGGCGGGGGGAAGACTGACGGCTCGATCGGTGATTGGATCGGGCATTCGGCCCTTTATGGGGAAAATGCCATCGGCCTCTTCGTCCGTCGGCGGCTAACCCAACTTTCAGAAGCGATCGCCCGGGCGAAATATCTCTGCCTCAAACTTGGCGCGAAGTGGTACGAACAGAAGAAAGAACTGGTCATGCCCAACGGCGCCCGGTTGCGTTTTGCTTATCTCGAACGCGATTCTGACGCGGAAGAGTATCAAGGCCACAACTACACTCGCCTCTATGTCGAAGAGGCGACAAATTTCCCCTTCCCCGACCCAATCATGAAACTCAAAGGTACGCTTCGCTCAACCGCGGGTGTTCCTGTGGGTATTCGCCTGACCGGAAACCCTGGCGGACCGGGCCACCATTGGGTAAAAGACCGTTACATCGATCCCGATCCGAAGGGTTATCTTGTCATCAAGGAAGAGGAAGAGGTCGAAATCGAGCCCGGCGTTACTGTCATGGCGTCGATTGAGCGCGTTTTCATCCCGGCCCGGCTTAAGGATAATCGTAAACTCCTCGAAAATGACCCGTCGTATGTTCTCCGCCTTCGCCAAACGGGTTCGGAAACCCTCGTCAAAGCTTGGCTTGACGGTGATTGGTCGGGCGTTGATGGAACCTTTTTCTCCGAATTCCTGGAATATAAGCATGTCATTACTGGCTCGCTTCATATTCCCGCGCATGTCACCCGTTTTCGAGCACTTGACTGGGGCTCGGCGGCGCCTTTTAGTGTTGGTTGGTATGCCGTCTCTGATGGTTCCTTCGGCTACGCGAAAGATGCGCTCATCAAATACCAAGAATGGTACGGCTGGACCGGGAAGCCGAATGTTGGGCTGAAAATGACGGCGAATCTGGTTGCGCAGGGTATTCTTAACCGGCAATCCGGGCCGCCGCCTCAATACGGCGTGGCTGACCCTTCGATCTTTATCACCAACGGCGGCCCTTCCATCGCGGAAATGATGCTCGTCGAAAAATGTGGGTGGTTTCGCGGGGATAATGCCCGCCAGCCGGGTTGGGAGCAAATGCGGAAGCGGCTCTCCGCCGGGCAAGACCAAGCCTCGACGCTTCTGCTTTTCCATGAATCCTGCGAATCGACTATCCGCACTCTTCCCTATCTCCAGCATGACGAGAAAAACCCCGAAGACCTCGATACCGACGCAGAGGATCACGCCGCGGACGAAACTCGCTACGCGGTAATGTCCCGCCCCATGCGTCGAGAATTGAAAAAGCCAGTCTCCACCGATATTACCCACGCCCGCGCCTATCCCACTATCAATGAACTAATCGCCCGGCAGAAAGCCCGGAATCACGCAGCAGCGAATAGGTATTAAAAATGAACGAAACCTCTATCCTCTCCCCGGAACAGAAACTCGAAGCCTTCGCCGGGAAGTGTCTCGACGCGATTAAAACGCGGGAGGCGGAATTTGAGAAAACCTGGTGGAAGACCGCGGATGAGGTTCAAGAAATCTACGACATGGACGCCCAGCGCCAGTGGGAGAGCGAGGTTCCGTATAATATCCTCTACTCCAACACAGAGGTTTTGCTGCCGAGCCTTTATTCCGCCACCCCAAAGCCCGATGTTCGGCCGCGTTTCCGGGAAAACCCGTTGAAACCCATCCCGGATATGCTGGACCGGTTTCTCACGGTCGCGGCTGATCCCGCCGCGCCGGGGGATGATTGTCTGGATATTGCCATGTCCGACGCGGTGCTCTCCGCGCTAGTTCCAGGCATGGGTTATATCCGCATCCGGCACATAGCCGAGCGGAATTTCCCGATCACCTATGAATCCGGGCATTTCAAAACCCTCCTCTGGGGAAAAGCCCCGCGCTGGTCGAAAGTCCCTTGGATCGCGTTCAAGCACCCAATGAAACGCGACGCCATGCTGGAGAAATTTGGCAAAAGCCCGGAAGAAGCCGCGCTCGAATACGTTCCCTCCAGTGAATCCGAGGATGAGAAAAACGACTGCTGTGTCTACGAATTTTGGGACAAAGCCACCCGGAAGGTTTATTTCCTCTGTGAGGAATGGAAATCGAAGTGCCTGTCGGACGCGGACGATCCGCTAAAACTCGCCAACTTTTTTCCCACCCCTGGTCCGATGCTTCTCACGGCGAAGCCGGGGAAATTCTCCCCGATTCCGCTTTACCGGTATTATAAGAACCAAGCAGAAGAGCTAAACCGGGTCACCGTTCGCCTGAATAAAGTCCTCTCCGCGATTAAGGTCCGCGGGCTTTATAACGGGATGCTCGGGGATGACCTGAAAGCCCTTCTTTCCGCGGATGATACGGAAAACGCGTTAATCGCCGCTGGTGAAGCCGCGATGCTCGCGCAATCCGGCGGGTTGGATAAACACATTTGGTTTCTCCCTCTCAAAGACCTCATCGAAGTCGCCCAGCAACTCTACCAAGCCCGGGAATCGATCAAACAGGTAATCTATGAAATTACTGGCATCAGCGATATTATCCGCGGCGCTTCTGTCGCCTCCGAAACCGCAACCGCCCAAGACCTTAAAAACAAATGGGGAACCGTTCGCCTTCGTCGAATGCAAACCATCGTGGGAAATTATGCTCGGGACCTTTTCCGCATCACTGTTGACGCAGCGTCGCGAGTCGTCCCAGCTAAAAAGTGGCAGGAAATCACCCAACTCCCCATCCCAACCGCAGAGGAAAAGCAGCTAGCGCAAACCCAGTTGGCTTATACGCAAAGCCAACCACAAATGCCTGGGCAGCCTCCCGCTCAACCTGACCCGAAACTCGTCGCCCAGGCGCAAAGCCCGTCGATGGAAGAGCTTCTTCTAAAAATCGCCTCCGACGCGAATCGCACCTACAGCGTTAATATCCAAACCTCCTCCACCATCGATCTTGACACCGCGCAGGATAAAACCCAGGTTAAGGAATTCATGGATTCGATGGGGCAGCTAATGGCCGGACTAGCGCCTTTGACCGAACTCGGCCCTGAAGGCGTGGAAGCCGCGAAGGCTATTCTCATTGCGGTCTGCCAGCGGTTTAAATTCGGCCTAGAAATCGTCCCGGCACTCATGGCGCTTAAGGCCCCGCCGCCAGTGCCCGAAGCCGGGCCTTCGCCGGAGGAGCAAAAAGTCATCCAAGCCGAATCAGAGCTTAAGCTTATCGAAATTGCCGCGAAAAAACAGAAAACCCAAGGCGAAATGGAACTTCAACAAGCCCAGCTTGCTCTGGAACACGAAAAACTCCGTACGGAACGGGTAAAGCTTGGCATCGAAATCGAAAAAGCCCAACTCTCCGTAACCACCGCTCGCACCAAAGCCGCGGCGGCCGTATCTATGCCTAAAAAGGAGCCCGCAAATGCCGCTGTATCGGCTTAAATGCCCAAACTGCCCTAAGACTTCGGAGATTTTCCGGAAAATGTCGGATAGGGATTCTCTCCCCCTCTGCGAATGCGGGAGCGAAACCTACCGAGCTCTCGGCGCTCCGACGCTGATTGGAACCAGTTTTTCCCCCTACCGCTCGCCAGCTTCCGGCAAGGTTATCGAATCTCGGCAAGCCCAGTCCGAAGACCTGAAACGCACCGGCATGATTCTCTCCGAACCCGGCCTCGACCGCGATGTTAAACGCTGGGGTGAGGAACGAAAAGAAAAATCCTTCCAACCGATTGCGGCCGGTGTTGACGCCGTAGTTTCTCAACTCGTTAATAGCCAAATCATCGAAAGCTGAAAATGCCCTCTCCCGTTATTGACCACCTGTCGGATACTGGTTCTCTGGACGATATTGATGTGACCGCCCTTGCGGCGGATATCGGCGCGGATATTCTTGGCGAAACTGTCAGCGATAATCCGATCGACCCGATGCAATCGAAGCCAGCGGAGAAGCCCTCCGGCTCTGAAAAGCTGGAGGGCGAAACTGCCCCGGAGAAGCCCTCTGCCGAAGGCAAGCCTGAGGGGGAAAAGCCCGCGGGTGAAATCGTTTCCGGCACCAATTCCGTCATCAAACCCCTTCCGAAATCCTGGAAGAAGGAAATGGCGCCAGTGTGGGAAAAGGCTGATCCAGCCCTTCACGAATACGTCTACGCCCGCGAAGCGGATGTTATGCGGGGGATTCAGCAATACCAAGACGGCTATAAGCAATGGTCGAACCTCATCCAGCCGTTTTCCCCCCTCCTCCAACAATATCCAGATGTTAGCCCCGTCCAGCTAATGCAAGGACTGATGAATGCTCATCTGCAACTCCTCAACCCCTCCGCCCCGATGGAGAAAAAGGTCGAGTTTGCAAAAGCCCTTCTGCAAGAATACGGGATCGACCTTTCCGGCGTGATGCCCCCTGAGGTCGCTACAATTCTCGCTGAATTCAACGCGCTTAAGGCGGAACATCGAACTCTCAAGCAGGGCCTTGCGCGGAGGGAGGAAGAAGCCTACACTGCGGGGGTCGCGGAACAGGAACGCCTTGTTGCTGCCTTTGCCGCAGACCCGAAGAATCAATACTTCGATGAAGTCGCAAACGACATTTTCCACTTCATCAAAACGGGCGCGGCGGATGATCTCCCCCGCGCATATGAACTAGCCTGCTGGGCGAATCCCGCAGTTCGGGCGAAAATCCTGGCTCAACAAGCCGCTCCGAAGCCTGACGCTGTGCAACAACCTCCCAGGGATGTAAAAGGCAAGTTCGTAAATGTCGAATCGAGCGCGGACGTAGCGATTAAAAATCGCAAGCCGAACTCAATCGACGCCACTATTGACGCGGTTGTCGCGTCGCACTATACAAAGCACTAATCGGAGCCTTGAATGCCGTCGCCAAATGCAGTTTTCACGGAAATTGTGTCCACCACCTTCCGCAACCATCGGAAGGAAATCACGGACAACTTTTCCAACCACAACGCTTTCTATCGCCGTATCGCCGCGAAGGGGAAGACCCGTAGCGAATCGGGCGGTTACTCGATCGTTCAGCCGCTCGAATATGCCGCAAACGGAACGTACCAGCGCTATTCCGGTTTCGACGTTCTGAACGTTTCCCAATCGGACGTGTTCACCGCCGCGGAATACAACTGGCGCCAAATCGCGATCAACGTCGTTTCGTCCGGGTACGAACTCCGCGTGAATGCTGGCCCCCAGCGAATCGCGAACCTGGCGAAGTCCCGCATCAAGAACGCGCTGCATACCTTCGGGAATAACTTCTCGTCGGACCTCTACTCGGACGGTTCTCTCACGAACCAAATCGACGGGGTGCAGAAAATCATCGCGGATACTCCAACGAATACCGTCGGTGGCATCAATGCGGGCACTTGGGCTTTCTGGCAAAACAAGGTGCAATCGGCGGCCGCCCCGCTTCAAGGTGGCGCGGCAATCGTTCCTTCGGCCGCTCAAGGCGTGATGGAATCGCTGATGCTCCCGCTGCTGATCGAGCAGACTCGTAATAACGATAAGCCCGATCTGATCGTTTCGTCGAATGACTATTACCAGTTCTTCGAGGGCGGCCAAGTCACCAACAAGCGTTATGTCGATGCGGAACTCGCCTCGGCGGGCTTCATGTCCCTGCAATATCACGGCATCCCGGTTATCTTCGACGGGGTTTCGGGTATGCCGGGCGCGCACATGTACTTCATCAACACGAATTACTTCGAGGTGGTGACGCACAGTGAGGCGAATATGACCGTCATGGACGAAGCGAAACCGTATAACCAAGACGCGGTGGTGGTGCCGATTCTCTGGATGGGCAATGTCGTCTGCGGTAATCGTTCGCTGCAAGGCGTTCTGAAGGCCTAATCTCTAAAAGGAGCAAAGAAAATGCGTCTCGCACCAATCTCCGCTATCGCTCCGCGATTGCTGGACTTCTCCATTTCCGACACCGTTCAGGAAATGGCCCTGGGTACGCAGATCGAAGCTGCGAATACTGCCTATTCGACCGTGGCGAACGTGGCGAACTGGGGTGTTGCCACTCTGGTCTACGTCTCGACCATCGGCGCAGCTGCGATTACCCCGGGGACGGTCGTTCTCCTGGATAAGAACTTCCACATCGACCCAACCGCGGTGGCCGCGACCGAAGCGAATACCGGAAAGCCGATCTACATCGCGCTGACCAACTTTCAAATCGGTTCGACGACTGAGCAATACGGCTGGGTTCTCCGTCAAGGGATTTGCCCCGTGCAATTCTCCGTCGCGGCGACCGTCGGCCGGATTTTCGCGGGGACGGCTGGGAAGCTGACCCCCACGGCAGCGGCTGGGGTTCAAGTCCTCAACGGCCGTTGCCTGATCGCCGCGGCCTCCACTTTCACCCGCCAGGGTGTTTGGCGGAATGGCTCGTCGAAAATTCGCTTCTCCTCGACCGCGGGCATGTACCCCGGCCAAGCGATTTCGGCGGCCACCGGGATTCCCGCGTCCAGCGTGATTTCCTCGGTGGATCAGAACGGCACGGACGTTATCATCGGATCGGCCATCGGCACCCCGGTTAACGTCACCACGACGGAAACGGCGACTGTCACCCTGACGAATACCGGTTACGGGATTTGCCAGCTTGACAACGCGTTCATCCAAGGGCAGATCACCTAATCCTAGGTGGTCTTTGGGAAGGAGGTTGGTGCCTCCTTCCCTTTTTTGCCTGTGTTAGCCCTAATCCAAGGATAAAAAAATGTCGATCGTAGACAACAACCGCCCTCCCTATGTCGCTTTTGAAGTTCGCGCCGTCGAAGACCGGACGAAGCTTCTGAGTGAAGGCCACTACGGCACGAAAGATGTTGATTTTGCGATTATCACCCGCCCCGGGGATCGCGATACTGTCGAAAAGCCCGCCCTCGAATGGCTGAAAGAACTCGCGGTCAAGGCGAAGCAGGAAATGATCCCGCAAACCTGGGTCGTCGCGTTTAATGCGGCCTACAAAGCCTGGAAAGAGGGGGAAGAACTCCCTGTTGACGGTGTGCCGATTAAGGGCTGGCCGATCCTTTCCCCCAGCGCGCAGAAGGATATTCTCGCCGCGGGCATCCGCACCGTAGAAGACCTTGCCGCGGCACCAGAATCTACCCTCGCGCTTATCGGCACCGGGGCACTGACCTTCAAGCAAAAAGCGGCCGCCTGGCTTCTCGCCGCGAATGACTTCGGCAAGGTGACCGAGCAGATGGTTTCCCAAGCCACCCAAATCGAACAGCTCACCAATCTCGTCCGGGAACAAGCCGAGGCGCTCAAGCAATACAAAGCCGCGGAATCACTTCTGAAAGGCTAAAATGTCTTCCACCGCCCTCCAGATTGTTCAAGACTTCTGCGAGAAAATGGCCCTACCAGTGCCGCAAGCGCTGGTGGGGAATACCGAGCGCTCGGTTTCGCAGTACCGAGCGCTTCTTCTCGAAACGGTCGAAGACCTCGGACAATATAAATGGCAGCAACAGAGGATTCTCTGGACTTGGCCATCCGTCGCGGGGCAGGATCAGGGGGCGTTGGTCGATATCTGGCCGGGGTATTTTTCCGTCGAGCCAAATACCATGTGGAATCGGACGCGCCGGATGCGAATCTTCGGCCCGTTAGCGGAATCCATCTGGGCGGCTCTTCAGGTTCTCCCGAACGCTGGGCCGGAATTCCAGCATTGGATTGCCGGGGGGCATCTGTTTATCTCTCCCGCGCAAATCGATGGGGATACGCTTGGGGTGACGTATATTACCTCGTATGGGGTTCTCTCTGTTCTCGGCGTCCCCCAGCAACGCATCGAAGCGGATAATGATACCTTCCTCTTCCCCGACCTAGTTGTCAAACGCCTCCTCGAAGCAAAATGGCGGAGACAAAAAGGGGAAACGGGCTGGGAAGACACCTACAATGACGCGATGGGGCTAGTCGCCCGTAATATCGTCAAGGAAGGCGCTGCGACGCTTTCCCTCGACACCCTCCCAAATCGTGGACCCCGCCCCGGTATCGTAATCCCCGCAGGCTCCTGGAATGTTTAAACGTAAATCGGCCAGTTTCGCTAACACCCCCTACACGGTTCCCGCGCCTGTAGGGGGTTTGAACTTCTCCGTCCCGATTATGGCGATGCGGGAGTTGTATTCCCTTATCTGTGAAAACTGGTTTGTCGATCCTTCAGGGTTGCAGCTTCGGGATGGTTTTACCGATTGGGCGACAGGTTTTGCAAACTACGTTGATCGGCTGCATGTCTACGCCGGGACGACGGGCGCGGACTTGCTTTTTGCGACGACTGATTCCGGGGTATATGATGTTAGCGTATCTGGTGCCATTGGGGCGCCGGTGATCGCCCTCACCGATGGGAAAACGGTTTCAGTTTCAATCTCTACCGGAGCGGGGAATTATCTCCTCATGGTAAATGGGGTGGATACGCTGAAAAAGTTCGACGGCACAACTTGGTCGAGTGTCGCCGTTCTCGGGGCTGCGCCGACTGAGCAGTATTCCTATATCGAAGTTTATCGCCAGCGGGTTTTCCTCGTCAAGCGGCAATCGTTGGAGATTGAATACCTCGCCTCAAACGCGATCGCGGGTGCTCCGACGAACTACCCTCTCGGCGCCATTTTCGCCCTGGGCGGGTATATCGTCGCAATTGGCACTTGGACTATCGACGGTGGGCAAGGCCCAGAGGATAATCTAACCATCCTTACCAACAAAGGCCAGATCGCGGTCTATTCCGGCGCGGACCCGGCAACGTGGAATCTGAAAGGCGTGTATTTTGTCGGGGAGCCGCTCGGCATGACCCCGATGTATAAGTACGGTGGGGATTTGCTCTTGATTGTTGAATCTGGTCTGTTGCCGCTTTCCTCTGCGGTTCAGTCTACTTCAATCGACCGGCAACAGCGAATCACCCAATACATCAAACCCGCGATTGTTTCCGCCGGGCAGCAATTCTCCGCGAATGAGGGTTGGCAGGTTTACTCCGACCCCTCGAAACCTTGCCTATTCATCAACATCCCTTCCACCCCCCTTCGGAAACAGGCGGTCATGCACTCCCTTTCCGGTGCGTGGTCATTCTATTCCGGCTGGAACGCCCGCTATTTCGCGCGGGCGAATAAAGTCCTCTATTTCGCCACCGATGATTCTGTCTGCGCTGTCGGCGGAACTTCGGATAATGGGGAAAACATCACCACAACTCTTCTTCAAGCTTATTCACGATTCAACTGGGTCCGGAATAAGATGGTCCAACTCGCACGATATCTCATCCTCGCGAGCGGGTCCTTCCTCTATAAAATCGGCGTCTCGAACAAATTCGATCAGACCGTCGATGTATCCGCGGTGCAATATAGCCTCTCCGGCGGTTCCGCGATTTGGGATACTTCGCTCTGGGACGCGGCGGTTTGGGCTGGTGGGATCAACACCATCGAAGATTGGCAAACGCTTTCGGATACCTATTCCCTCTGGAAAGCGATCTACCTTCAAACCACCTCGAACACAACAACGCTAACCTATAACGGCATCGACCTTTTGTACACAACCGGGACGAATTTCTAATGCTTATCTGGGATTCGCCGGAGGCGATTAATGAGTGGGTGGGGCAGCGTAATGGGGGATATGCCACCCCTGGGTCTTTTACCGCGCTGGGTTGGGTGGATGAAAAGCTCTGCCTTCGGGGAGGAATCGTCTTCCACTCCACCAACGGCGCGCATTGCTTCGCCAACATCGCGTTGGAAAATGGTGTTTTCCCAAAATCCCTTCTCAAAGCCGGGCTGACCTACGCTTTCGCCCAACTTCAACTGAAAAGATTGACTTTTATCATTTCTGAGGGTAATATGCCCTCCATCAACTTAGTCACGCGCCTTGGCGCTATTCCCGAAGCGACACTCCGGGATGCAGATATCAACGGGAACTTGCTCATTTATGCGCTGTTCCCCGCAGACTGCGAAATCTGGAGTCGCTTAAAAAATGGGAAAAAACGCGCAAGCCCCAGCGGGCGTTGATCCGAATGTCACTATTCCGCTTCAGGCGAAATACGACAAAGAGGCTTTTGACCAGAGCCTAGCCGCGAGCCGGACGAATCAGGTTACCCCGACAGGAACGCAAAGTTGGACCCAGACCCCTGGGAAGAACGGCGGACCTGCGACCTGGACGCTAAATACCAACCTTTCCCCTTCCCAGCAGGCGATTTTCAACGCAGACCAAGCGTCCCAGTTGAAGCAATCCGGCCTGCTGGATAAACTCACCGATCGCGTTGGCACGGCGACTGCGAAGCCCGTCGATTATTCCGGGATTCAGGGGGATGCGAATAGCGCACTGCAAGCCGCGCTTGCGAAATATACCGGCAAGCTGGACAAAATGGACCCGATGGCGTTTAGCCAGAAGGCGTCCGATGCCGCGTATGGGCAGGCTACGCGCTATCTCGACCCGCAAGTTCAGCAAACCCAACAAGCCCTAGAAGCGCGGTTGGGCGAACAAGGCTTCGTTCCAGGGACGCCTGGCTATAAACAAGCCATGCAGAACTTCCAGGACACGAATAATCGTGCCTATGCCGATGCCCGGGATCGAGCGACGACTGCCGGTTTTTCTGTGGGGAAGGACGCCTTCGCCTCGGACCTCGCCGCAACGCAAACCGGCATCGGCGCGTCGATGGGTGGCGCGAATTTCTCGAACGAGTCGCGCCAACAGCAAATTGCGCAGCTTCTGGCCGAGCGGAATCAACCGCTGAACGAGCTAAATGCTCTTCGCACCGGGACGCAGGTTCAGACCCCGACGTTTAACTCCGGTTCGACTTCTGCGCCGAATATGCAGTCCCCAGACGTTTTGGCGTCGTATCAATCCAAGGCGAACTCGGATCTCGCGAATTATAACGCGCAGGTCCAATCGAACAATGCGACGCTTTCCTCCCTCGGCCAACTCGGCCTAGCGGCGGGGATGTTCAAATGGTCCGATGCGCGGCTGAAGACGGATATTAACCTCCTTCGCGTTGCCGACTCTGGGGTGAAGTGGTACACCTACCTTATGGATGGTGAGCCTCAAATCGGCGTTCTCGCGCAAGAAGTCCAGGAAATCTTCCCCGAAGCCGTTTCCGAAATGCCGAATGGCTATCTCATGGTTAACTATGCGAAGGTGCATTAATGGATACCCAAGCCCTTCTCCCGCCGGAATATCAAACACAGATTGACGAGGCGAATCGTCGGCGCGCGCTTGCGCAGGTTCTCCAAAAACGCGCGATGACCGGGACGCAGGTGCAAAACTACGGCCCGCAGGCGGCAAGGCTTTCGCCTTTCGCGGTGCTGGGCGACCTTGGCGCAGGCGCGCTTGGGTTGAAGATGGAAAATGACGCCGTTCAATCGGCGGGGGATACGCAAAAGCAATACCGCACCGACGCGACGAAGGCGATTGCTGATTGGCAGAATTTGCCGGAAGACGCGCAAATCTCGGCTTCGCAGACTTCCCAATTCCCAATGGTGCAAGCTCTCGGGAAAGCTCTGCAAGACCGAAAGACGAAGCGGCTGGAGCTTTTCACCTCCGCGGTGAAAGATGTTGACCCGCAGGCTGCCGCGAATGCTGCGAAATTCGGCGATACTCCGGTTGGGGATTATCGCATTCCGAACGTCCCTGAACCGGTGTTTGGGAACTTCGGGGATAATCCCTACGCCCTTGTTTCAAACCGGAAGGGGGAGAAAGAAGTCAAATTCGCTCCGAAGGGGACGAGCGTTAATGTCGATACGGTTGGGGAAAAGTCTGCGATCAAAGCCCTTGGCGGGCAGGTTCCGAAGGTTCTGGACGAAGCCCGGGAGGCGGTGATCCTGAATCTTGATAAAATCCAGAATGCGAATCGCATCCATTTGCTCGCGGCTGACCCGGATATTCTTGCGGGTTTTGGCGCCAGCCAGCTTACTGGCCTTGCTGGGCTAGGGGCGCGTCTTGGCTTTACCCCGGCGGAAGCCGTCGCAAAAACGCAAGAACTTCTCACCGCTACCGCGAAGCAAACCCTTACCGCGTCGAAAGACCTCAAGGGCTCGATTTCGGAGAAGGAAAAACCTTTCCTCGAACAGGCGGCATCGGGTGGGCTGGATTATACCCCGCAGGCAATCGCGCGCCTTGCGCAACTGCAAGCCGCAGTTTCGCATAACGCGCTCATGCGGGAATATAACCGCTATAACTCCACCCTTCAAGTTCCGGGGGCGGAGCAGGGCGCGAATATGTACCCTCTGCCTTCCATCGAACATACGCTTCCGGGTTCGGATAAGGAATTCCCTCAACGCCCCGACGGTCAAATCCAACTCGGCGCTCCTGGCACCGTTGGCGGCCTTCCGCCAAAACCCACCTTCGTCGAACCCGAGGGCTGGGCGAATCTCACCCCCGCTCAACAAAAGCGGTATAAGGAACTCAAAGGCATCAAATGACCGCCGCTGAAGAACTCGCGCAAATGGAAGAACTCGCTGCGCTAGAAGCGCAGATGAAGAAGCCTGCGCGTCCGAATCTTCCTCAGATGGTAACGGACGTGAAGGATTATATCGTCCGGCGCGGAAAAGACTTGATGCGCGGGGCAGCGAACCAATGGGCGGATTTGGGCGAAGGGGCGTCGATTGTCGCTGGAGAGGGGATGCGTTTCTCGAAGTCGCCCCCTGTTCGTGAAGATATTGCGAAACTTCTCCCGACGCCTGACCCTTCGACGGAATCGAATTTTGAAGCCTATTCCCGGCGTACAGCGGAAGGCTTCGGGGGTGGCGCAGCCGTTCCGATTCCTGGCGTCGGCCTCGTTAAAAACGGCATCACCGGTGCGCTTTCGGGGATCGGTGGGGAAACTGGTCGGCGAATCGGCACGATGGCGGGAATGCCGGTCGCGGGGGATGTGGCGGGAAGCCTCTTCGGCGGGCTTGCGGGCGGGTTTGCCCTCGGTCCGAAACAGTCTGTTGCCCAAGCTGATATTCGCCGGGAACTGGTGGACACGCCTTCCGGGGACTGGGCCAAAGCCGCGGAGAATGTGAAGGATTTTAACAACGTCGGCGCGACTACCGCGACGGTGGCGGAGGCTTTTCCTGGGAAAACGCGCATCAAGGCGCTCGCTCAAAATGCCGCAAATTCCAAAGGTGGGGAAGCCCTGGCGGCTCAGCTTGCCGGTCGGGATGACGATCTAAATCTTCTCGGCACGACTTTCATGGATCGGGTAAACCCCGAAGTCTCCCCGAACGCCGTTGCGAATCAACTTTCCGATGCTGCAAATGACGCAAAGAAAACCCTCTACTCCCTCGGCTCTACCGCGACCGGGAACCGCCTCGCTGGAAAATCCCTCCGGGCGTTCGAAGTCGCGGATATTTATCGTAGTCTTCAAACTACCGCTCAGAATCTTGATAAAACTCAGCCGTCGCTGGCTCAGGTTTATCGGGAAGTCGCTGACGTGCTATTGACGACACAGAAAAACGGCTTCGTGACGGATCTTCAGGGATTGTCGTATCAACTTAAAAACCTGAAAGATTCCCCTGTCGGGATGAACGCGTCTGCGGGTAAAAAGGGCGCGGACGCGATGTGGAAGACCGCCATCGGGGATGCGGAAACTCGGCTTGGGGAAAAATCCTCTGACTGGGCGGACGCGATGAAGGATTGGCAGAATTTCCGCCAAGGCCCGGTTGCGGATATGGAGCGAGGGGCGGTTGGGAAAGTCGCGGATCGGAACCCGAATATTGAAACGCCTACCCCAGCGTCTAAGCTTAACGCCTTCACCGAAGGCTATCTCCCGAAGGAAATCCAAGGGAACGCGCGGCTTTTGAGCGACCCTGGGATGACTGGCGGAGCGACGGTTTCCCCGCTCGATATCGCCCGAGCGCTTGCGCAAACGCGGTTGAAGGCTGGTTCGACTAATCCCGGTGCGACCATGCGCGGGTTGGAGGGTTCCCCGAAAGAGCGTGAATTTGCGGCGCTACTTTCTGGCCGGAATGCTGACGAGGTTCTTAAGCCTCTGGCTGTTTCAGATAAACTCCAAGACCTTGCCGGCACGAATGGCGTTCAGGGCCTCCCCAATATGCGGACTGGGCAATTCTTCATCCGCCCGTTCCGTACGCTGGATATGATGCTGACCGGGCGCTCGGAAAAAGCCACTCAAGCCGAAATCGCAAAACTCCTCCGCGACGCTACGCCAGAATCTCTCGCGAAGCTGAAAGAGCTCGCGATGTTCGATCCGACGGTTCGTCGCCAGCTAATGCTAGTTCAAGGAATGCTCGGTGCTACTCGCGCAGGGCAAGAGGGCCAATAAAATGCCGTGGAATGGTCTAGGGTCGTATGTTCTCCCTGTCGCGTTTTCGCCGGAAGTTTCCGGAACACTGATTGAAACCGGACGGTATAATGGCCTCACCAGTGACGTTGCGACTGGAATCAGCGCCTGCCTTGCAAAAAATGGAGAGAACACTCCCACCGCAGATCTGCCGATGGGCGGGAAAAAGCACACTGGCGCGGCTAATGCGGCTGTAGCAGGGGAGTATCTTGTCTACGGACAGGTTTTCCCGAGTTTTAGCACTGCCGGGACGATTACACTAACTGCATTAGGAACGCCGTTAGTGCTAAATAGCGGGGTTAGCACTAGTCTAACAGCGCTGGCTATTGCGAATAACGGAGGGTTTTCTTACATAGGAAACGCCAGTAGTGTGGGTTCCGGGTTCGGCTTTGCTACCACGGCCTACGCGCTTTGCCTAGGCACAGCAAATGCTCGTGGGGTTAACCTCTACGCGAATAGTACCCTCCGGTTGGGAATCTCTGCGGCGGGGGAGTTTTCAATTGTCGCTCCAGGAGGAACGATCGCGACAGCCGGTTCGGCATTTCGATGCGCGACTAATGGCGGCTTTGACCTCGGGCTATCCACCAATCGCTGGGCAAATTGCTACGCGATTAATTTTTTCGGGACGACCTTCACCGGAGCGTTCGTTGGGAATGTGACCGGAAATGTTGTCGGGGATGTTACCGGGAATGTAACCGGTTCGAGCGGTTCTTGCACCGGAAACGCGGCCACGGCGACGGTCGCGGTTTCCGCGAATAGCGCAGACTCCCTTACCGCCGGCGCATTGATCGGCGGAATTGAAGTTGGTTATCGAAAAGTCCCGGCCGCGTCGGTTACCTCGGGGTCAATTCCTGCGGTGGATTCAGGGAAATGTGTTTTTGCCACGGCTGGTGTGACTATTCCGAACGCGACCTTCGCCCGAGGGGATGTGGTCACGATTTATAATAACACCGGCGCGGATATCATCATTACCGCAGGGATTACTACCCTTCGCCTTTCCGGCACGGCAAGCACTGGGAACCGAACACTCGCCCAACGAGGAATGGCGACGGTGCTGTTTAACTCGGGCTCTGAAGCCGCGATTTCCGGCGCGGGGGTAACATGACCGGTGCGCTGCAAATGCTGCTTGGAAGCGGTGGGGGGATTGTTTCGCCTATTCCTTTCATCGATGTTAATGACGATGAGCTTTTCCCTACTGATGCTCTCGGTAGTTTTTCCTTCCTCCCCACCGGAGGCATTAGTGTTCTAGGAAACGGCTCAATAACAAATGGTGGGTGGTATTCCCCCTTGAATCCAGCCGGGGTTAGTGGAAACTACTGGATTCGCGTTACGAAGCTTTCGGGGATTGATAATAACATCGGGGATGCGCTGGGAGTTTGGATTGACCTCTCCGCTACCCGAACGTGGACTTGGACTGAAACCGGAAACGGAACGCGTTCAGCCACGCTAAAAATTGAAATCGCCGCGGATGCTTTGGGAGCGGTGATTGTCTCTTCACTCAATCTAATGGCAGTCCATGTCGCTAGTGTCCCCTAACCCCCGGAGTATTAACGTGAGTGAGGACAAAATGCTCAGAGCGTCAGACGAACAACCAATTCGAGTCGTTAGGCAAATCCCTCTCTGGGGTGTTATTACGATGGTAGTAACCGCCGCGACCTTTGCGATTGCAACGTCGATTAACCAGTTTTACGGCCAACAACGCCTTATCGAACAAGTGGCGGAGTTGACAACGCAGATCAAATCCCTTACGATCGAGGTTAACGGGAAGAACCTCAAGGATATCGAGCACGATATCAAAATCGCCGATATTGTCCGGCGGGTTTCGATTCTCGAAGCAGCTAGCGCGAAGCACCAATAAAGGAGCGGAAAATGACCACCGTAGCAACCTCCCCTGATGCGGTTAATCTCTGGCTCGGTACGCCGGGCGATCCCCAAACGACACTTATTTCCGTCACGATGAAAACCCGGAAGTGGTATACCGACGGGACGGAAATGAAGCCGGGGTTGACCTATCTCGTGACGCAGGATTGGGCGAATAACGCCCTCTCTCGCGGCTGGATTATCGATGTCAACAAAGTCATCCCCCAGCCAATGACCCCGGTTTATACCTCGGGTTTTAATACCGACCCTGTAACCGGCGATGCAGGGTCGTTCGCGCCAGCCGGTTTTGAAGCGACAGTTTTGGCGACGGCGACGCCAATTTGGTTCCCGAGTGGCGGACAGACGAAGGTTTTTGTCGCGCCATTAACAGCCGCGCAGGGGGTGAGAATTGCCCTGGGGACGGCCGCGGCTGTTTCGCAATCTTCGGATACCGCGGTCCAAACGGCGGATAATGCCGCGAAGGTCATCGTTATTGAAGAAGGTTTCTGGGTTCGCCGTGACGGCGCGGCGGATTGCAGCGTTAATCTCCGACTGGGGAATTAAACATGATTTATATGTCCTCGACGGCAACTGCCGCGGAAATTCAAGCGGCGCTTGCGTCGGATAATGTGACGCTGGCTTCGGCCGCGTATTATCCTTTTGTGGCGACGCAAGGGGTGAATGCGTCAACTTGCCTAGTAATCCCCGCTGGGCGAAACCTGGACTTGAATGGCTCTACGCTGTTCTTTGCGGGTATTATCGGGCAAACGCTAGATACTGATGCTGCTGCGCTGCTGGCTTATGCCGCTGGCGCTGTCGGAGGCACAGTGCGTGGGGGGTATCTCCGTGGGCCGGCGAGCCGCCTTGTTGCCGGAGGCCGCCCGGCTTGCGGAAATCGTCTGATTGGACTCTCGCAAAATGGCGTAGTTTTCAACGGGCTTTTTGAAGATTTGACGCTTTATGACGCCCAGGCGCAGGCTATTTCAATTTTGAATGTTAACGGGCTAACACTTCGTCGAGTTTCGACGCCACGCCCAACAGCGCTTCCCCCGGCTGGAGCTAGTGCAGGGCATTATATTGACCTAGATGTCACAGCGAATGACCGCTTGACACAAGCTATTGTTGTTGAAAATTGTGATCTAGATTCTTACGGGCAAGAATGCTTAAAAATGGAGAACGTGACGAATATCCGAGTTCGTGGAACTCGTATGCGAAATTATGTCACAATTGTTCAAGATTTGGTGCCGTATAGTTCGCTTAGCGATGTTGAATTTGCGTCAGATTGCCGTTTTGATGCGTGGGTTGGGTTGGCAAATCTACGTCGGAGGAGTGTTGCTGGAGTACCAGATAACTTGGGAACAGGTAATGTTACTATCCGCGGTCGATTCGTAGGCGATTCGGCGCTAATCTATGGGGCAGATTCTACCGCGACAGGCGATACGAATGCGAATATGTACGCGAATTTGGCCGCGGAGTATTGTTCATTTGAAGGTCAGAATTCGCATTGTGTCCCGGTGAACGGCTCGGCTTGGATTACAAAATCAAGTGGCGTGAAAACTAAATTGACGATTTATGTCTCGCCAACTGCGACGCCGAATGGTATTGTGCCAAGCGCGGCGGTGTCAGGGGTAGGAGGGAACACTACTCTCGCCCAAGCTCTCGGGGCTAGTCTTTCTACCGCAAATGTTGCGGCATATTTTCTCGCAACCCGTGGGGTTACAGTAGACCTTGGGCAAGGGACTCTCACTGGCGCGAATAATCTTGGAGTAAGTTGGTCAACTTATACTGGAGTCTGCCCTATTGACTTCTGTGGGCGCGGATCAACTTTGACATTTGTCGATGCAGAGCAAGCGGCGGTTGGCGCGACTTTTAGCCATGCAACGAATACTTCAAAACAGCGCGTAATTGGGGTAACATTTAAAAACGCGACAAACCGGGGATGGTTGGTTAATAGCGCCGTCGCGGATATAGAATTTTATGATACAGTGAGTGACACCTGTACGACGGCTAATGGTGGGGGCGGCGGACGGCTGCAAGTCTACGCGGCGGCCTACCTCGGCCCTGGCACGAAGGCGGTTAACTGCTCCACTACCGGCGCGACGAATGGGGGCGGGTTCCTCATCAGCGCGTCAGGGACTTCCCCAGTGACGGTTGAGGGTGTTCGAGGTGAGCGTTGCACGGCTGGCGGAAATGGCGGTGCGATTTATAACCAAAGCGCTTACTGCAATATCAAGTCCGCGGAACTGGTGAATAACACCTCTGCAACTGGCGCGGGTGGACTATTCTCCACCTGGTCTGTTGCCGCGGTTACCCAAAGCATCCGAAATGTCACCTTCCGGGGGAATGTCGGCGCGGGTGGGAATAACGACTGCGGCCTGATCTGCGGAACAGCGACGGGGAAAATCTCGATCCTCGACTGTATCTTCGCATCGGGTGGAACGGTGCTTACGAAATCTGGCGCGGGTGATCTGGATTACGGTCGGTCGAATATCGGTTCGGGCGCCCTGGGCTCGATTACCGGTGGGGCGAATACGCTAATCGCCGCAAACCAAGTTTCCGACCCGTTGTTTACTTCTTCGACGGATACATCCGTGGTGAGCCTGCAAAGCACTTCCCCTTGCAAAGGGGCGGCAGTGCCGAATTGGACGGTGGGGACAAATTGTCCGACGCTTTCTTTCCTCGGTGAGTGGTTCAACGTTAATGCTTCGTCGGCAACGACGATGGGAGCGCGTCCATGAATTTTCTAACGCAAGATTCCGAGGGTCGGCTGTGGGATGGGGATAAACGCTGGATTGGCACCGGTACAAATCTCGTCGCGCAGGAGAAGTGGGGGTATGCGATTATCCCCGATGACCCGCAGGGGGTGGTGCGGCTGGCGGATGATCTGGCGCGGTATAAACTGAACTGTGTTCGTGTCCGCCATTTGGACGCGCTCGACGTTGCTCAGGGAGGCGTTTGGAAGCCCGATAATACGAAGGATATCGGCTTCCTCAATCTCGTCGATCGGTTCTTTGCAGAGTGCGCAAAGCGGGATATTCGTGTCTTCTGGTCGTTTGACGAGACGGATGTAATTCTCCCAAAGCTGGGATTCCCGCAGGGATACAAGGTTCTAAAAACCCCCGGACCTGCGCGAACGGCGTTGATCGAGCATTATAAGTGGTTCCTCACCCACACGAATGTCGTCACTGGGATTCGCTACTGCGATGATCCACTGCATGTGGTGTTCTCCCCGTTCAACGAACTCCGCTGGGGGGATAAGGGAAAGTGGGATACTCCAGACCCAACGGCGGAGGCGAGTCTCTACGCGGAAATTCGGGCGGCGGTTAAAGCTGTCGCGCCGAATATGATCTATATTCCTGGACAGTCGAATTATTGTACTAGCGCGCTATGGGGGAATTGCGATGGGACGGATTTGCATACGGGGGCTGCTCGGGCGGCTTCCGGGCGGAGTGCGAACCCTACTTCTACTATTCCCGCGAAGGTGCAGGATGATTTTTTCATTCGGCGTTCGACTCGGGATAACATGGCGGGAACGACCTATGGGCGGGCATTTGCCCAAACCTGGGGAATGAGGTTTAAGGGGAAAACAGCCGGCCATACCGAAGCTGGGGTGGGTGTTTCTCGTGGGCATCATGGGTCATATTTTCCTTTTATGGCGATTCTTGGTGCGTTGCATGATACTGATTTTTGGATGAGTTATACTTGGAGGTATAACAAATTCGAGAATCCAGGGCCGGGGGATCTATGCGTTGAAGGCTACCCCGGGCTTATGCTCCAGCATGAGTTGGTCTCGAAGATTCGCGCATATGGGGGGATTCAACCCATGCCGATTTCCTACGCGCCGCTTTCGTCTGATCCGACCAAATTCCCGCTTTGGGAAAATGGGAATACCGGCCCGAACCACGCCTACGCGATGCGGCGGATGGTGGTGGATAAAAACGCGGTAGCGGAACCGATCCCTGCGAATACGAATACCGTCCGGGTTATCTCAAGCCCGGGTACGGAGTGGGATTTCGAGACGGGGAATTGCCAGGTGGATACCCCCACAATGGCGTTTATTGGAGGGGTTATCCCGAAAATGGTTCGCGTCGGGGAAATGGTTCTCGAAACGGATGAAGAGTGGATGGGGCATGCGTGCTGGATTTCGGACGATGGTCGGCCCCTCATCGAAGGCGGCCCTGCGAGTTTCTACACGATGAAGGATTCCCTCCCGGCGGACTTCTCCTGGATTGATGGGGTGAACGGGGAATACTGGTCGCATGGAACAATCAAGAATATCAACCTCCAACCCGATCTGAAGGTTTCTCTTTCCCGGCCTGATCGTTTTGTCGAGTTTTATCCGAAGGAGGCGAAGACCCAGCTTTAATCACGACAATCACTGGTGGAAGAATGGAAAAGCCCGGTTCATCGCCGGGCTTTTTCTTGTCTAGGGTTTCCTTGGAGGGAGGAGTTTTATCTCTTGGATGGTTGGACCGAGACAGTCTTTTCTCCCCTGACATTGGAGCTTCCCTTCTCGGAGCTTTCGATAGTTATACCAAATCGCGTCGGGGGAAAGGCCGATGTTTTTCGCCATATCCTCCGCAGTTTCCCCGCGAGCTTGACAGAGTTCGAGGTAGCCTTTAAGGCAACAATACCCCTCAGATGAGATTCGAGCGAGAAGTCGATGTTTGCGGAAGTTCATAGCTTTATCACCAAACGCTTGGCGCGGTCGATACGGATTAGCCCCGCTTCGATCATGCCGACTAGGATATCCTGGAAAACCTCCGGGTTAGGGTAGTGGGGGTGCATATAGCGGTAGAGGATGTTGAAATCCGCTTGGCCGCCATAACGTTCGAGGAAAGAAAGGACTTGATAAGAGGCGTTCGAGTCTTTATTCGTGCCGATTTGGGAAAAGACCTTCGGCATGTTGTCTTCGAGTTCGGAGACAAGTTTCGACGCGCGTTCAAGGGTTTCGCGGTTTATCACCAGGGAGGAATCCCGGGAGATTGATAGCACCATCGCGACCTTATGGACGAGGGTTTGCTTCCGTGCGATGTAGCCGCCGATGAGGGTTTTATCGAGTTTCGGCGCTTCGACTTTGTGGAAGTGTTCGTACCATTCTTCGCCCCAAGCGTAGGCTTCGGGGGTGAGGGAGAAGCCGCCGACAATTTGAGAAATCCGTTCAAGATCGCGGAGAAGCTTTCCCTGGCGTTCAGTGTAATCTGGAGGAAGGTGCCTCTGTGGATAGGCGACGTAACGGGCCTTTTTATCCCCGTAGATAAAAAGCATACGTGAGGTCAAGCCCCCGCCGATAAGATATTGGGGAACGTTTTCCGCGATCCAACTGGGGGTGGTACAGGTGATTAGGTTGAGGCAGGGGGTAGGGATTAGCAATTCCCCATCCATCCGCGTTCGCTTTTTCAACTCATATCCATCCCACATATGGATGAGTTGATTTATCATATCGGTATCCTTCATGTTGAGGGTAATACCGAGTTCGGGAGAGTTTACATAGAGGGCGTATTCCGACCGGGTTTCGGTTGGGGTGATGGGGAATTCGGTCCCGACAGCGAGAAAGGCGTCGTAGATTGATTGCCAGGTAAGGGTTGTCGGGCCTTGGGAAATCCCCGGGATTTGCTTAACCAGCCGCATCCCTAGGTCGGAGGTTGAGCTTTTTTGGACAATCCCCGGAGGCGCGACTAGGACCGTGTAGAGATTGGGATACCAGGTAAAAGTCCCCATATCAAGCCAAACTCGCCGGCGAAGCGTGGCCGCGACGGTTGCGACCGCCGTCCAGAAATAGAACTGCGGAGGGGCTTCTCCCCATTCCGCGCCGTGCATGAATTCGGTAATCCAATCCGAAAGTTCGCGTTCACCGGCCATTTACCCACCGTTTGTGTTTTAGAATAGCCTGTCTTTTTTGCGGGGTGCCCATCCATTCCCAAAGTGTCTGCGGGGAGTCTGCGCCTTGGTGAATCCACAGTTCACCGTCTAGCGCGCAAACCCATCCGGTGCTGCCATTACGGTGAAGATAGAAATGCGGTTTTTTCTGGCCTAGATAGCGGAGACGGGTTTCAGCCATTTTCTTTCGGCTTTCTATTTTCAAGAGCCTTAGTCGCGATTCCTAGGCAAATTGCGCAAACGTCCCGGTAGCCTAAACAAGGGTTTACAGAGGCAACTGGCAACAAACCGCGCTGCACATGAAATTCCTGTTTCTCCATCAGTAGGTTGCAGAAATCGCAGTAATGGTGATATTGCACGTGTATCATTTACAAGCCCCCCAGGATTCGGTTGAGGTTTTGATCCCGGTTGGGATAATCAATGGGTCATCATACGGCACGATTACTTTCGTGAGTTCTTCGAGCTGAGCTTTCGCTTGTTCGCGTTCTGTAATAGGGTATTGTCCCGCCAGCGAGTCATGGACTTGGATTTGGAGTTGGATTTTAGAACGTCCAGTTTGTTCTGCGGAATCAATTGCGATAAGGGCTCGGTTGATAACACCGGCGACGGTAGATTGAGGTAGCCATCCGAGGAATTCAGGGAGATTGACTCGTCCAAAAGCATAAAGTCTAGCTCCAAACCGGTTTTCAATATAACCTCTCTGGGAGAGTTGCTCGTCAGTACGGAGATGCCACTTCCTGATACCCGGATGAGCACCGAACCATTTCGCGCGGAAAATAGAAGCGTCTTGGACGGTGATCCCGAGGGCTTGAGCGAGTTTTCTATCGCCCACGCCGTAATTAGTCGCGTGTACGCCGGCTTTTGCCTTTCCGCGTTTAGCTTCGCCAATACGTCCCCGATGATCCCGATAATTTGGGTGGTCTTCTCGAAGTTCGTCGTAGGGAATTCCACGGATATCGAAGATATCACAGGCGGAGACGCAGTGGATATCAAGGTTTTGGTGGAGGACAGTTTTGAGGCCATCATCTTCGCATTCGTAAACGACGACTTGGAGGTCGGCCCGGTCAAGGTCAATATCGAAAAACTCGAATCCCGGGTCAGGAATAAACAGTTCTCGGATATTTGGAAGCTTGATATAGTTCTTGTCTTTGATCTTCTGCTTCTCTGCGACGGGGATATTTTGCAGATTCATCCCAGAGCCGAAGGCGTTTTCGGAGGAGGAGAAGCGATAGGTGGTCGGGCCGGCTATGGAAAAGCTGCAACGCATCCTGCCATCGGTGTCTAGCTTCGCGTCGATAAATGTAGAGAGAAAAACGCCGATGGACCTTAACTCGACGATGAGTAGACATATTGGCCTCAGGAGGGGTTCGCGTTCCGCGATTAAGGCAAGGGCGGGGGAATTTGTGGTGAGGGAGGGTTCTGCACCGAGGGAGAGAATACCGGGGATGCCGAGGTCTTTGTAGAAAAAGTCGAGAAGTTGCTTCGGGGATTTTGGGTTGAGTTCATGCCCGACGAGGTAGTTAAGGCGTTCCTGACGGAGCTTCGCGGCTTCGACTAGCTGGCCTTTTAGCCCGGTGCCGGTTTCTTTGATCGGGTCCCAGGTTCCGCGTTTAGCAGTGTCGATGCGAACCCCTCGATTCATCATCCGGAGGACGGGGAAAAAGAGGGATTGCTGGAAATCAAAGTGACTCTGCATATTCGCGGGCTTTTGTGTGGTAATAGGCGGCTTGGTTCGAGTGCCAGAGTTTGCGTTTATGGGTGACGGCGTAATCGCGTTGGTTGTGGTGCCAATCGCGTTGGGAGATTAGCCAAAGGTAGCGAGTCATCCTAGTCCGGCATTTCGCAACGAAAAACGTGGCCGCAATTTGGGCATTTGTACTCTAGGGTGTAATCACTATCGTAATCCGTTTCCCGTGCATCAGGATGCTGCCATTGAAGTAACTTATCCGTTGGGTTTTGCGGATCAAAGGGTTTTTCTTTGGTGCAAATTTGGCGGGTCATATTCTTTCCTTCGCGCATTCAAGAATAGCGTCATCGATTTCGTAGGTTATGCAAGCATCCTTGCAGTTATACGTCCAGTATTGCTTTTCCCCGATTTTTGGATCCCATTCCTTTATCTCGTCTTTCCAATATACATGATCTTGAGCGTACATCGACGAGAGGAAATCGAGGCCTTTGCGGATATTCGAGTGGAGGCTATGGTGCGCGATCATTGTGTCGCGGACGTTTACCGGGAGAATGCCCCAATGGCGATCGAAGTATTGGCAGTCGTAGAGGTAGTTCTGCCCAACCCAGGTTATATTTGGGTGGTGGAAAAGCTGCGCGTAGAGTGCAACAATCTGGCTTTCTTCTTCGATTGACCAGTAGAAGCAGGGGTCCGGGTATTTGGTGATGTGCCAAAGGTGGTTCCCGAGGGTTTCGTTGAAGAGGGCGAGGTTGTGCTTTTTGGGGTCTGAAGTATCCGGCAGACCTTTGAGGGAGAAATCGAGGATTTCGGGGGGAGGGATGATAAGGTGCGGGATGCAGATGGCTTCGGTTTTTGACCAGGCGATGCCGAAGCAGGCGATATAACCCGCGCGTGTTTCGAGATCGCCGGAGAGTTTAATTGGTCCAAAGTCGGCCGCCCTAAGTAAACCCAGGAGCGAATTAAGAACATCCTCAAATGAGGGTTGGATGATGAAGGAATAGGCCAGAGGAGTTTGGACATGGGTGTAGATGTTATAAGCCCGCGCAAGGTCCATTTGGAGGATAAATTCTTGGTCGGTTTGTTTTAGCAGGGTGCGCGGGTGGATTGTGGGGAGAAAGGTCCAAGGATATTGAACCGGGGTGAGGCGGCTGCCTCTCCAACGGGAGATTTGAGTTTCACCGTAAAACCAAGCGAGGGGAAGGGCTCCAAGGCCGATGACGAGCTTTGGCGCGACTTCGAGAAGCCGGGCTTCTAAGCGGCGACAGGCGGCTGCGACTTCCGGGGAGAACCAGAGGTTATGGCGATAAACCGCGTCAGGCCAGGGGGGAGTTTTTCGATCGGAGACGAGTTCTTTGAGGTCGATATCGCCGAGGTTGCGATCGAGGATGGTGGAGAAATAGCAGGAATTTGAAACGATGCCGAGTTTGGAGAGGATTTTCCCGGCGAGGTTGAAGCCATCGGTTTGGTATACCTGATCGCCGATGATGGCGATTTCTGCGGGAATCGGGCCATATTGGGGCATTTTATAGAGGGCGGCAATAGGCTCTAAGGGTTTCGTAGATTTCGGGTTTTAGATTTTCCCCGTAGAAGGAATGGTAGCGGAGGCCGGTGAGGTGATAAATATCGTTTAGATTTGAGATTGTGCGGAGAAAAATCAGATTGCCGTCAGGGAATTGTAGACACAATCCACTGCTTTTGATAATAACATTGTCATCCGCGTAAAAAATCGGCCATTCGACAAAAAACCGATGTTCAAGAATTTTGTACGTTGGGACTACTTCCAGATGGACGCGGGGTGTAGAAGTCACGATTTTCTCCGCATTTTAGCACCGCGTAGAATAGCGGCTCTGGGTGGCCGGAAGGTTGTTTCGGGGAATTGCAGAGGGTGGTGGTTTTACCTTCTACGCAATGGAAACAGGTTAGGCATTTAGACATGGGGATCATGGTCTTTCTCTGCGGCGGATAATGGAGATAATCGATGCTCAACCTCCGCTCTGCGTGGCGGGCCGATCTGAGAGGGCGGCGATCCATTTCTGCACCATCTTGGCCGCGGCTATGTACTCGGCGCTTGGAGTGCCGTTCACTTCCTGGCCCGGTTTGTAGGTCGCCCAGATTCGGGCGCGCAGCATTGGCGGCAGCGCAAACCAGTGGCCCTTGCATCCCCACATTGCCGGTGGAACCTGCTTCTCACAGCCGGGCCAGTGGCAGTGATGCCTGCGGGTTTGCGGCTGCGCTTTGACGTAATCGGCCTTGGTCATGTCACTCTCCGGTGGCGGGTGCTTATGGCGATGGGGCGGCGAGCACAGTTGCGCGAACGGCGTTGATCGCTTCGCCGCGTTGCTCGTGAGTCAGCAGTTCACGCAACGCTTTGCGGGCCTCGTAAGCCGCACGCTCCGGCGCGTACTGATGTGGAGTTCCAGGTTCGTTGTTGACGTGCCAGAGATAGCCGTAGGCCGTGGCAACAGCGGCCCGCCACCCCTCCGGCACCGTCAGCCCGCTCGGCGAAGCCGGACCATTGCGCAGCCGCAGGTACCTAGCCGTGTTCGCCTTCAGATCGCGCACTTGCTCCTCAAGTTGCCGAACCTTGGCGGATAGCTCTTCCTCCCTCTGCTCGGCGTCTCGACGACCAGACTTGTCATCGCACAGTTCGCAGTACAGCGGCGCACCAGTCTCCGCGCTGTGCAGTAGTAATTCCGCCGGGTGGCCGCATGGAAGAGGCTCATCCTCCACGGCCACCAACTCGGCCAGCGCCTCGCGCAATGCTGTATTGGAAATTTTTATCTCAGACATGTTTCATCCCCAGGGCTTGAAGGAGCTTTTTGCGAAAAGGGCTCTTAGCACGATCTGCTGCGGTGGCGATTTTTGAAATCGCGGAATAACTGGCTGAATAGTCAAGATCGAAATAGTTGGCAAAAGCTGCGTGGGGAGACAGGACATAGCTAGTCTCCCTTCCAACAATTTCGTTCACCAAGGCACAAAGCGGGCAGATACCCTCAGGTCCGCGAATACCATGTCCGACAAATCGCCAGGGTAGATACGCGACGATGGGGAGAAGATCGAGGAGGTCTTCCGCGGTGATATGTGCGGGCATGGTTTTTCCCCTTTAGATAGCGATGGAGTCGATCAGGGATTGCAGATGTTCCCGGGTTTCTTCCAGGCGGGCGATGGAGATTCCAAGACGCTGACCGAGAGCACTTCCGTAGTTTCTAGTGACCGCGGAAGAATTCGCGCCTTTTGTCGCTGGGAGTTGGATATCGGTCAGGCGCTTATCAAGGATGCCTACCAGATCGACAAGGGCGTAAGCGATGGAATCCAGGCGATCAGTGGCGACAGCGATTTCGGGGATGGCGCATTGGCGTTCTTCTTGGGCTGCTTGATACATAAAGGGCTTTCTAGGTTGATTAAAAGGCTTTGAAGTAGGGACAGATTTTAGCCCCTACTTGAAAACCCCCGGTTTCCCGGGGAAAGAGGCTTACGCCATCTTGGTATACCCGACGATTTCGTCGAGGACAACATCGGGCTCGGTCGGATGCGGTTTGTGGCCGATCGCGATGCGGAGATATTGCCCGACGAGATTTCCGAGAGGCTGGCCGTTCACGCCGCAGGCTTCACGGAGGCGGCCCAGGCGGATGTTTTTGTTCGGGCCGGTGGCGATATCGGGGCCGTTCATATCCAGCATGATGCCGAGGGTGGTGATGGCCTTATCCGGCTGGCCGGGAACGCCTTTGAGGTATTCCGGATCAGTGATTTCCAGCTTGCAGTCCAGCCGCGACCATTCGACCGGGGCTTTTCCCGGCTTGTTGGACGTGCCGGAGTTGAAGGACAGTTCCATGATCTGGGCCGGGGTTTCGCCGATCGGCAGGGGATCGCGCCGGGTTGCGTTGGCTTCGAAGTTTTGGGAGAGAAGTTGAACGGGATCGAACAGCTTTGCCATTTTGGTTTCCTTGAAGGATTGCCGGAATTAAAAAAGAGACTCGGTAAGGTCCGGCGGGCACTTAACGAGAAGGGATGATAACAGAGTTGAGGGTCGGTGTCAAGAGGTTTTGGTTTGGCTAGGGAAGGAATAGCGCGATGAAGATTTCCGCATCGGAGAAAGGGGTTTCGTTGAGTCTCCGAGAAGATACATACGGGTCTTCAAGGCGTTCTTTCAGCCAGCTCTTATCGTTGAATTTAGCCATTTTATTCCCCCTGCCTTTCTTTAACCTCTCACCCCATTGGAGTTGCTGCTTTCGCGCGTGATTCCCATTTGTCATAGATTTGTCCGAAGTCGGCGGGGATTTTTGAGGCGATGGGGAGATTTCGAGTTTTTAGATCGGCTTGGGAATTTGCAGTGTCCCAGAAAAAGCCCGCGCCCTCCCGCGTTGCGAGGATAACGTCGGAGAAGGGTTGGAGGATGGTGGCGGAGATTGCCTTGCCGGGGACGCTGACGGTGATTTTATTCCCACCGAGGATTTGGTCGAGTTCGCGTTCAACGTGGGCGATGATGACAACGTGGCAGTTACAGCCGGAGGTTACCTTGTGGATAAAGTCCATCAAAACGGTTTGGACCACGCCCCAGTCGGAAACGTCTTTGACTGGTTTTGTCCCGACCTGCATGGCGAACGCGATACGGATTAGGGCGGAGAGGGAATCGATGACGAGGACGCATCGATTTGTCCAGGAATCGACCGAACCGAACTTTTTCCCGGTGTGCTGGTCTGGAAAATCGTTCATCACGGTATACATGTCGGTCATTTGGTTATTCTGCGACCGTTTCATGTCTTTCATTTTCCCCAAGCCGGAGAGGTCGAACTTGCCGATAAGATCGGCGGTGGATTTGAGTTGGTCGAAACCCTGAGTCTTCGGTTGGAGGTAGTGCCAGTGGAGATTGTCCGGGATTTTTTCCCCGCTATCGACATAGGAGCCGATCAGGGTTTCGAGTCCGGGTTCGAGGAAGAGACAGAAGACTTCGAGGGAGGTTGCGGCGAGGGTTTTGATGGAGTAGGTTTTCCCCGTACCGGATGGCCCCATGAGGATCACGTTGAAGCCGGGGTAGTCGAGGGAGATTTGGGAAGAGGGAAAATCGGTAGGGGAATTCATTGGGGAAGGTCCTTATCGCGTTCGAGGATGAAGAGATAAAACATGGCGAGGATCGCCGCGTCGGGGTGCTGGGTTTTGTTGAATCGGGCGATGTAATACACCGCGAGGTCTTCCGGGCCGTTGAGGTATTTGGCTTCGGTGGACGCGGTGATTTTCTTTTTCTTGGAGAGAGAAGATGAGGGGGTGAGTTCGAGTGTCCAATGTTTTTGAGAGCTGGGATTTCTCGGTCGAAGTTGGACAGGGGAAAGGGTCATTTCAAAATCTCCTGAATTAGCATCCGCGCCTCATGCTCGATTAGAGGTCGAGAAAGGCTTGCAAGGCATTTTTCTTTGGAGCCTCGGGAGGCGTCGTCCCAGTGGATGAGGGGGAAGAGGAAACTCCCTCCGACTCGCCAATCTCCGTGGGATTCGCAAGGGGAGGTCGTGACCATCCAACGTCCTTGACTGGCGAGGAAAATTCGTCCCCAGAGGTTTCCGCAGGTTCCGCAGAAGTAGGCGAAACCTCGTAGACTTCCGCTGAAAGGGCCGCCGTGAGGGAATTCCTTGTCTCCGAAAACCACGCTTCGCATTCGATCACCAGAAGTTTTTGAGAGACGAGGCTACCAGAGCGCAGTTCCGTTGTAGCGCGGAAGAGAAGCGTTGCCGCCATTGCGAGGAGATTTTGGAGATAGACCTCGCGGGGAGTTGGGGTTCCGGGTTTTCCCATGATGGATCAATGGTGTAGATGAGACGAAAAATGCGTTCATGCAGAACCCGGGGAGGGGTGAGAGGGTTAAGAGAGGGGGACAAAGCCGGGAGGAAAAAGATGTACTGCCCCAGGGGATGTTGAAGAATTCCCTGAATGTGAATCGCCGGGCCGTCCATCGGGTCGATCGGGAGCCAACGCTGTTTGACGGCGATGGTATTCGTCGAGGGCTTCGAGGGCGCGTTTGTGGTAGGCGAGGTTTTCCCGAGCTTTGATGAGATTGAGTTCGGCTTCGTGGATGGCGTGAACATGGCGGGCCTTGAGAAGAAGGGTTTGTTCGACAGGAGAGGGAAAGCGGAAGGGGTTTTTGAATTTAATGGGCATTTTGCGATCCTTCGAGGGGGTGGAGGGAAAAAGTGATGGATTTGTCGTCGCCAACTTCGCGGAGTTCGAGAGCAGCAATTGCATCGAAATCGGCTTGGGTGAAGGTAACGTTGTCGCCGAGTTTGTGCAATAGAGCGGCGATTACCGCGAGGGTGTTGTCGTGACTGTGGAAGATGAAAGAGTTCATGATTTTTCGATGGGGATGATTTTGGTTTCGGTGCGGGTAACCGGGTCCCAGACGCGCCGCTCGAAAGTCGTTTCGAGCCAAGGGGTCGGGTTATTCGCCATGCAGGGTTGGAGAAATTGGCAACCTCCATAGGATGCGCAGGAATTGGAGAGATTAACGTCCCAATAGCCGGATTTGTAGTTTTCGATTGCACGGGTAATATCGCGGACGACTTGTGTATGCCATTCGTCGATATGATGGGGGGTGCGGATGGTGATCGCTTGTTGGTGGTTGATTGTCGTTTTAAGGATCGCGATTCCGCGGACGATGATCTGGGAAATGGGCATTCCGTATTCCCGGGCCGCCCAGGCGTAGGCGGAGAATTGAGAGCGGCGGGACCAGTTTAACGCCCAGGATGCGCCGAGGGAAGAGGTTGTTTTATCGTCGTAGATGGATTTCGTGCCGGCGAAAGTGGCGATCATATCCGCGCGGCCGGCGTAGAGGATTGGCTCACCGGTGACGGGGTGGAGAAGCTTTTCCGCGTCGATAGGAAGGGCGAAATTGAATTCGACCATCGGCTTCCCGTCGCGGGTGTAGTGGGGCTGGACGGGATCGGAATCGAGGGGGAAGGCGAGGAAGTAGTAGGTGAAGGCTTCGATTAGGCGATCTAGGGACTTGGAGGCGCCTGAGCCGCGCTCGGGAGGGATGAAGTCGCCATAGTCCGCGATAAGGGCTTGTAGACCGCACGCGATGGCGGTTACGGCAGGGACTTTTTCCCCGTAGTAAAGGGTGCGCGTGACTTCGAGCCCGGTCGCCCAGGCTTTCCCCGCGTGTAGGTGGACACTTGGTGCGGGGAATTTGAAATGGTGCATAAATTCCCAATAGGCTGCGCGGGGGCAGGAGACGTACGCGGAGCGGAGGGAGTCATTCCAGACGAGGGGGAAATTCCCGGGAAGGGAATAATCGTAGTCAGTCATTTTAATTAATCCTTACGATGGTGAAATCCCGCCCGAAAACCGCGCCAGTGTCGATATGGTGGACGTTGCCGAGGGTGAGGGGCTGTTTTAGCGGGGTATGCCCGACATAAACGCGATTGATGTTTTTCACCGGGGTATCGTCTTTAGTTTTGAAACGCTCTCGGGACCAGAGAAGGCGATCGGAGGAAGTGGCGTTGATGAATTTCCAATCCTCCGGGGGAGTGGCGTGGACGATGCCGACGGGTCCGGAAGGGGTATCGACGGAAATCCAGAGGGGGAGCTTGGAAAAAGCTTGGTAGAAGTCTTTTTGCTTTTCTTGGGAAAGTTCAGAGAACCAAGCGCCACCGTTGGCGATGTGATGTTGGGTGATTTTCGGGTCTTGGTGGGAATAGGCGATTACGACGAATTCCTCATGGTTTCCCATGACAGCGTGGAACCAGGGTTGAGCGAGCCATTCGAGGGCTTTGTCGGATTCTGGGCCACGATCGACTAGATCGCCGACGGAGAAAAGACGGTCGGTTTTATTATCGAAACCGATCGTGTGGAGGGCGTCTCTGAGTTTGCTGAAACAGCCGTGGATATCGCCGACGACATAATCAGCCCCGGTGGTGTTCGGGAGGAAGTGCATTTTGTGCTCCTATGGTTAAGGCCGATTCGAAAAGAATGTTGGCTTCGGTAAGCCGGTTACGCTTTTCCCCGGTTGGAGTTGTCATGATAAGGGTTTCTAGTCCCATACGAACGAGTTCGATGGCAAGATGATTCGCTTCGGGAGAGATACCAGAAGGGTTTTTCATGATTTTCCCTAGAAAAAATCCACATCTTGAGGCGGAGGGGTTTTGGTTTTCTTCTCCGGGACGCGATTCGCTCGGAGATTTTCCTCCGCGGAGAGGATAAATTTACGAAGGTCTTCGAGCGGGACGGTTTCCCCCGCTTGAAGGCGTGACCGGAGTTCGAGGGCGGCGAGCTTCATCGCGTCGCTGTAGCCGCTTGGCGACGAGATTGGCGATTGTTCGGTCATAGGTGGCTTTCGATTCGACGGCAAGGTGTAGGCGAGAGGGGAACATCAGATGCGCGAGGTTGAGGGCGGAAACGGCATCCTCGGCATCGATGATATAGCGATCTTTGGTGAGTGGATGGGTGATGGGGAAAAACTTGACTCCGATGAGTTCTTCGCCATCGAGAGTGAGTTCTTCGCGGACGAGCAAGAGGGGGTAGAAAAGCATGGTGGGCTTTTTTAGTTGGAGGGGCGGGGAATTTCTTCGAGGATCGCGCGGTTTTTGACGGCTTCGCAAAAGTTTTCGAGGCATTTTGTGAAGAGGATTGTCACGAGACGCCACTCCGCACCGGTGTAGGAGTCTTCCTGTTCTTGGATGGATTGCGCAGCTTCCTCCGCGATATCGCTTTTCAGAGCTTCCAGCAGGAGCCCAAGTTCGCGTACGGCGGCGGCGAGGACTTTTTGATTGTGCGCGGCGGTTTCGGAGAGGGTGTTTCCAGAGGGGCTTTGAACGGTTTTCATAAAAAGAGCTTTCAGAAAAAATCGATTTGGTCTTCGGTGGTTTTGGGCTTGGTGTTGCGAGAGGTTTTTCCCTTTTCCACTGTGCGGGGGGAGGAATTGAAGGTTTTCCGAATGGTGGCGATGAACCTCCGGGTGATAGAGAGGTCGGGTGTTTCCCCTGCGGCGGCGAGTGCCCGGTAGTGGGCGATTTCCGCAGGGGAAAGGGGTTCAATGGGCGTTTCGGGGGTCATTCCGGGAAATGTCTTTCAGGAGAGTGGTTACTTCCGGAGGGATTTCCGAGGCACGATGTTTTGCGCTAAGGTCGACAATTTCCGCGACGATTTGGTTCATGTTGGCAAAAAGGGCGCATTCCTTGCCGGTGGTCAGTTCGGCGGAGAAGGTCTGGATGAGCATTTCGGTGACCATTACCAAAGTTTGGATGTTGGTGTTTTCCGGCTGACGGGCGCTCATCCGTGCGACGTTGACGGAGAGGGTGCAAACGAGAAGGAAACGCTCGGTTTCTTTATCCCCTTCGGCGCGAGCTTGGTGGAGACGGGTGCCGAAAGGAATCGAGGTATTCTTGGCGAGTTCGAGATTCATGATATCAGGCTCCGAGGTTGATGTTGAGATCGATGGCGAGAATTTTGAGGGAAATATCGAGAAGTTTTTTACCTTCCGGGGTGCAGAAACGCGGTTCGAGGAGAAAGATGGCGTCACGCATCATGTTCAGTATGTCGAATTTTTCCTCCAAAGGGAGGACGAGTTCGGTGCGAACCATCATGGCGACGCAGACTAGGGCTTTTCCCATAAGGTCGTTTGGGTCGTTGCGGGCTTGGACGGCTTCCATGATTTCAGCGGAGCGGGATTGATTGAAAGGGGTAGCGGGCATGATTAGTCCCCCGGGGCTTATTCCGGGGTGTAGTTGGGGAAGGAATGGGAGAGGCAAGCGGGGCAGAACCCGATGGCGTGGGGGGAGATTTGAACGGTGCGCTCGCCGGAAAGAGAGGCATTAGCGGAGAGAGCTTGGAGGCGCTTTTTCCCCGAGGGAGTTTCTTCACGGGAGAAAAGGCCGATGAAATGGTCGTAGGAAAAACCGCAGGTGCAGTAGAGGCGCTGGATTACGGCTTCAACGCCGAGCGTTTTCCAGGAGTTTTCATCCGACCATGAGACTTCGCGCTTGCGGAGTTTGAGGTTCCCGGATTCGATGGCTTTGCGGTGGATTTCATCCGCGATATCGTCGAGGAAAGAGATTGCGTTAGGCATTATTTGGTTCCGGTCGCGTTGAAAATGCGGGAGAGGGCGGCTTCGGCATCGAGAAGTTCGGAGGGGGTGGTTAACCCTTCCTCAGCTAGAGCTGCCGCGATATCTTGAGCGAGGGGGGAGAGGGTTTTTTTCTGAATGAGAAGCCCTTTCTCTCGGAGGTAGAAGGACAGTTGATCGATTTTCCCTGCGTTACCTTCACGGCGAAGGGCGGATTTAAGGCCCATGAATTGAAGGCGGAGGGCGGAGGCATGCTCGGTGGGGATGAGGAATTCATCCCGGAGGATTGCAAGGTCAATTGCCGCGAGCATGGAGGATGGATAGGCGGTTGAGTGTCGAGGGGTGGGCATGAGGTTGAGTGTAGGGGAAACTCCCCGCCCGGTCAACCCCGATTTGGAGCTTTACAAAACTTTACAGTTGTAACAAGGTGTAACAAAGTTTTCTCTATGCAGCAAAAAGCCCCTTGAGGGGAAAATCCCAAAGGGGCTTTTGCGTCAGGGGGTTTGCCGAGGCTTAAAAGCCTCGGCAGAAGTGGAGGGAAGGGAAACCAGCCGGCCGAGGGGGTCAAGAAGATGGGGAATCGCGGGGAAACGCGGATTAAAGGTGTTGATGGCTTCGATGGCGGTCTGACTCGGGGAAATATCGAGAAGAACGCCGGCGCAAAGGGAGAGGTAGAACGGGCCGAGAATGGGTTTTTTGATGAGGCTATTCATCACGATCGATTCGAGAGGGCGAGGTTTGAAAACGCGAGGGAAACCTTTCGCGGCGGATTTTGCATTGGCCTCGCGGTACGCCTTTTCGGGGATGCCCATGCGCCGGCAATGGCGCTTGATTGCCTTTTCCCGGTTCGCGTCGGTGCGAGCGGGGCCGCGCAGATGGGAAGCTTTGCGGGAGGGGGAGGAAGTCTTACCCTTGCCGCCTTGTTTCTTTGCCATGATGGCCTTTCTGGTGGAAGCCGGGGGAATTCCCGGTTTTCCCCTTTCGCCCGGAAGTAGGCGAAAAGGGAAAAGGGCTTTGTGAGCCCTTTCCCAAGGCGGGGATTAGAAATCCGCGTTGTCTTCCTCCTTCTCCGCCTTTTCGAGCAGCTTTTTCGCCTTTTCGGCTGCACGACGGGCCTTGACTTCGGCGTAGGCGACTTGATAGCGGGTGACAGCCTTGAGTTGCTTTTTCTGTTCATCCGACAGAGCCGCGAAAGCCGCCGCCGTTTCGGCCAGGGTGGCGGTGTATTCCTCGCCCTTCGACTTCGCGCGGGAGAGCTTGAACTCGTGCGCGGCTTCGGCTTCGATGGAGATTTCGCCGGTGCCTTCGGCGCGTTCGATCTTCCAAATGCCGGCCTTCAGGTTCTCAAAAGCCTTGGCGATGGCATCGCGGAGGGCAGCAGGGGTGCGTCCGTCATCCTTGAGCTTGGAGGTATACGAACGCGCCCGGGAAATCAGCCCTTCGGTCACTGCGGCGGCCTGGATGGCTTCCGGGGTTTCCATCGGGTTAAGCGTGAGGGGTTCGATGCCCTCGCCGAAAGTGGCTTGAATAGCGCCGGAATCGAGTACGACGAACGACATTTGCCGCGTCGAGGTTTTTTCCGGGGTTTCCGTGGTGGCGGGGGTTTCCGGGGTTTGGTTTTGCGTTTCTTCAGTCATGGTAGGCTTTCTGTGGAGGGAGGGGAAAGGGGGGAAAAATTCCCCCCGGGGGATTACGCGAAAGCTTCGTCTTGCGAGGCGAACGCGCGGGAAGCGGAGGCAACCGCCGAAGCGATGACTTCCGGGGAGTGCGTGAACGACGCGGCTGCGCCAGTCACGCGGTTTTGAATGGCAACCACCGCGCCCGAGGCTTCGTCGATCAGGACGCGGAGCGTGCCAACGAAATAGATTGCGAACATGGTTCCGAGCCTTTCTGCGAGGTTGGGGACTAGGTGTTGCGAGTGCATGAGGGGGATTGTAGAGAGTTCGGGGAGGTTGTCAAGCGTTTTTTAGGGTCGCCAGTAAAAAAGATCGAGGGCGACGGTCACGATGCCCGCGACGATGGCGAGGGCGAGGAAGAGGGAAGGGGAGAGGCGGTAGATCATGGTAGGGATTCCTAGAGAGGGTCTACAGATTTTCAGCGCGCGCCTTCAGGCGTTCATAACTCACCACGCGGCGCAGGCCCAAGCGCCGCAGCTTGTCCTTCTCCGGGTTCACCTTCTCGCCAGTACGAAGCCGCGACAGGTAGCCCACGTCGATCTCTGTCACGCGGGCCACAGCACGAAGGCTGCCGTGCTGTTGCACGAGTTCGTCAATGCGGTCTTGTAGGGTCATGGCTTTGCCGCTTCCGGCTGGTGCTCATCGCACCAGCCAAGGCATCCGTTCTCGCGGCACCCTTCGGGGGTGTGGCAACCGGGCGCCGTTGGCCTGTCGCCCGTCACTTCGGCAGCAAAGCCAGGGTCTTCGGCAAGGCGCTTCGTGCATAGGCTTGGTTCGCCCAGGCACTCAAACTCTGCGGGTGGGCACTCGCACGAGTCGCACATCCATAGGGGCTTTTTTGCATAAGGTATATGCAATTGAATTCGTGCCCCGCGTGCGAAGGCGAATTTGAGGCGAGAGAGATTGGCTTGCATGGTGGATACCCTTTCAAAGGAAAAAGAGGGGAAAACCTCCCCTCTGGGTTTATTTGATGGCGAGGGTTTCTTCGATTTTGGAGACTGCTTTAGATAAGTCCCCTACGCTGAAACCGCGTATAACGTGTATATCGGCATAGGGGGCCTGACCGATCGGGAGAGAATCGCGGCTGTTATTAGACAGAGCTGAGAGAATCGGCGCGGCGACAACCCGCATAAAAGTCGGAGAAAGGGCAAGAGAGAGGGATGCAAGATCGGAGGCGTTAACGGTAACTTCGGTAAAAGCCGGTTGATTGGATTTATCACCATAGATGGTGACACAATTATAAACCTTAAGCGTTACGATCCCTCCAGCTTGGACATAATCCCATATCGCTTTGGCAATGCGAGCGGAAAGGGGGGCGACCTGCGCGTTATCGACATTCCCGGAAAACATCATCGCCACGCGAAGATCGATCGGGGGGAGTTTGTTCCGGATGCGATTCCGGGCGGAAAGGGGAAGTCCCGCCATGAGCGCCGGGATGGAATAGGAACCCCCGACCATAGAAGGGCGGATTGCGCCGAATTTCGACGGGGTGACTGCCATTGCAGCGATTGCTTTTTGGACTAGATCGCGGGGTTTTTCTGCGATTCCGGTACGGTCGAAATTTTCGGTGGATTGATGGTCTAGGCCATTCCAGCTTGAGCGAATCCATTGACGTTCGTTTTCCGTGCGAGCGTGCTTCACGCAGAATTCGTGCGCAGCGCGAACGGAGGGAAAAGAAAGGTGACAGGTCGTGCCGCCCTTCAATTGAACGACTGAAAAGGCGCTAGAGGCGCGGATTGCTTGGGTGTTAGCGCGCATGGTGTTAGCTCCGCAGAAAAGTATCAACAGCGGGGAGGCAGATAACGTCATTCCACGCTTGGGCGACGGCACCAGATTTTAGAACATCGTTCAGAACATCCGATTTTGGCAAGCCAGCGGCAAGCAGCATAGCGCCGGTTTTCGTGTGGCGAGGGGTTGCGTTAACGTCAACGATTGCGCGTTCAGTCATGAATCGCCGGACAGCCAGTACAGCGGAATACCATTTGGTTTGTCCGAGAGCCATACCCTCTTCGATTGTGGAATCCACGTCCCAGTGAATACGGCAGCCGAAGCGCGCAAGAGTCGCGCCGTCTAGCCGGGTTCGCCCGGGATATTCCATGCTCGCACCGTTACCATCGGTGTTCATATTGAAAACGGCAAGGAAATCTTTATGCATTTCGTGGAGTTTGCCATCCCCGAACATGGCGAAACCGTTGCCGTCGAAAATCGGGTTAGCGACTAGCAGCGCATCGGCCATGGATGCGTCGGCTTCATCTAGCAGAATCAGCCCACCTTTGGTGTAGGCGTGGAAAAGGGGCGTTTCGTGGAAGACCCCCATACCGTCCCGGTGCCCGATCAGTTCGTATCCTTGCGTAACCGGTGATTGTAGGTAGAACGGCAGACCAAAGTGCGCG